AACTAAGCCAGTAATGTCACCTAGGTCATCAATGTCCTGAAAGTCGGCCTGTGTCGTAGCACTTACCGCCCAATCTGTTGCATCACCCAATGCACACCACTGAGTCCTGTAGGGCTTTGTTCCATCGGCAGTTGTGTTGGTAAAACCAGTCATAACAAAGTCTCGCACAACAGCAATATACTTAGCCTTTGGTGCATCTGCACTTAGGTCAGAAAACAAACCAGAAGCAGCAGCAGTTATCTTTTGTATAGGGTCGCCAAAGTTAGTGGCAATAACAGTTTCACCATACTGGACAAAACGCACCTTATCTTCAGCATTAGTTGTGTAATTACCAGACTTACTAATATTGTCTAGTGAGCCATCAGTTGTATCAAACTTGTAAATCTTAGCTCTGTCAGCAGCATACAAAGCTGTATTGCCATCATCATCACGAGCAGCAAACAAGCCAACAATAGTGCTGTCAGCCGCACCGCTAATTGGAGACAAACCCTGAAAGCTCTCATAGCCTGTCAAAGACGGAATTACATTTGTAGCTACAGTTGTGCCAGCATTATTAAAAGCTGACTGGTCTGGTAAAAACTCGCCAAATCTTATCATTGCCTATACCAAACCTCGCTACCTTCACTTACATTTGTCCAAACTTCTGAACCAGCAGATACCTCAGTCCAGGTCTCACTGCCTTCAGAAACAACACTCCATGTCTCTCCACCATCTGCTGCTTCAGTCCATGTTTCTGCTCCTTCAGTAACAATAGACCAAAGCTCCCCAAGCACCTCACCTGTTATAACACTTGTTATAACACAGCTAACTGAACCAGCACCACTGGCAGTAAACTGCATAGCACCATCAGCAGTGACAGCCATACTTACAGCACCATCCGCAATAAGTATTGTGTTTACATTAGATGTAGCACTTGCAGAAATATCAACGCTACTGCTTACAGTAGAGACTCTAATAGCACTGCCAGACTCAGTAATCGCAACATCAACAGAAGCATCCATAGCTACAATAAACTGAGCTATGGCGGCAACACTGGCTGCACCTACTACAGACGCATCAACAGACTGTATGCGTATTCCGTCTACCGTAACTGTAAATGCAGCCGCTACAGCACTTGCAACTTCCTTAACAATTTCTGCATCAACAGATTCAGTAATCTCTATATCTACAGAAGATGCTGCCTCTTTGATAATTTCTGCATCACCTAGAACGGCAACGCTTGCGTCAACAGAAGAACTAACTTGACGCACAGGAATAGCAACACCTGCCACTGTAATCGTCGTTGCAGCAGTTCCGTCAAAAACAAATGTAACTTGATTGTTAGATGTGGCTGTAATTGCAGTCGCAACAGAAGATGTAGTCTCAAATAGATTGAGATTATCCATGTCTTCCAGAGAGCCAAAAGCATCGAGGTCATCAATGCTGCCCCAATTATCTAGCTGCTCCAGTGTTGGGCCGAGTATCTCAGCCATCGGACTAGGCCGCAGTTACGTCTAAGTCGCCAGCAGCAATCCGTAGGATGTCACCTGTAGCAATCGTTTTGCTTGATGTAAAAGCACCATGTATCAAAAGATTGCCAGCACTTGCAGCGTCAAAGATACCAAAGTGGCTTACAGTTCCCCAGCTACCAGTAGCGGCAGGAAACTCAATAGCTGCACTGTTGTCAGTTGTACCGCCAGCAGCAGCGTCAAAAGCCGCAGACTGTCTTGCATAACCACTGCCAGATAATTCAGTGCCACTATTATCATCACCGAAAGAACCAGTAGAAAGTCCAATGTAAACAGTCGAAGGTGCTGTGTAAGCACCAGTACCTAATACATGGTCGAGAATTTCATTCTCTAAATAATCACTCATTGCGCTCATGTTAATTCTCCGTAGTCAGACTTCATAAATAAACCAGAGCCAGCGTGTTTGCCTCTTTGCTCTTCACGTTTGATTTCATCAATCGCACGAGTAAATAAAGACTCATACATCTGTGTCTTTTGGTCATCCATAAGATATACACTAGCCGCAGCCAATGCGCCATAGAGGTAAGCATCAGGGTGACGAGTCAGTATTATATTGGTCGTATTGCTGTCAGATAAATCTGGCACACCTTCCATATACACAATTTCTGCTGTGTATGCACTGTCAGGTGTGGGTGCAAACTTAATCTCACCGCCAATAATTGTATAGGCACGAGGCTTGCCAGAACCACCACTAGAGTACAGTTCATTCAATATTTGTGGTGTGTAATACTCCAACACCTCAGTAGGCGTTGTATTGAGCTTTACCATGCGAATGGAACGCAAATCAGTTGGCAGTGAAACAAAAGCATCGCCACCTACTAATGTGGCTGTTGCACGTTTTTCCTGTGAACGAGCCTCAAGCTCCCTGCTCATGCGAGCTTCAGCTATACTAATAAATTCTGGCAGTCTGTCCGTTAGGTCAGTCCTTGCCAAAAAGTTTGCCATAGCTGTCTGAAGTTCTGCATAAGTTGTAATAGCCATTATACGTTACCGCCACTTGTCCTAAAGAACCGATTTTCATAATCATTCAACCACTTCTTCCAAGCGTTAGGATTATGCTTTGGCTCACCAAACTTTTGTATCAACTCATAATAAAGAGCCGTTGGTATTTCCGCAACCTTCTGTTGGTGTCTTTGTGTGTCCCCAATCAAAGAACCAGAACGATACGCATTAGCCTCTTCTTTATTTTTCTTTAAGAGAGCATCAACATTCTGTGATGTCTCATAAACAAAACCGCCATCCTGACTATCGTGTACCCACGTTTCCTTACCAGTGACAGCATCCTTTTTAAGTAATCTCTTAGACAAACTTCTCTCCAAAAGTTAGCGGGGGAGAAACTAAGTTCTCCCCCTATCAACTTATGACAAGTTGTAAACAGCACCATGCGCTTTAGGAGCAGATACTTTCAAAGTCCATTCTGTGATGATTTCGAACTTATCAGCATCGCCTGTCTTAGCGAGGTCTGTTACTGCAAAGTTACGACCAGGCAGTGTGCAGATAGAAGCATAGTCACTGTCTAGGAGGTAAACTCTGTCTGATGGTGTGAATCTGTCGATAACAACATCAAGCTGTCCGAAGTCAGTCAGGTACAGAGAAACAGAACCAACCATAGCTGCTTCACGAGGAGCAGTGTAAGTGATTTGGTTTGTAGTTACTGAACCAGAACTCAAGTCACTGAAAGCAACTTTCTTGGCAGGTGAAACAACCAGCATGTTTGGCTGACCACCATCTTCGTATGCAGCTTGCATAGCGTCATCAATCATGGCGAGTGTCATTGTGCGGTCAGTACCATCGTCAGATGGAATGTGTGTGCCAAGACCAACACCAGCATTGAAAGCAGTTTCGTCACCAGCGATGGATACGTTTGTAATCCAGCTTGAGAGTGTACCTGCTTTACGAGGGTCAGATGCGTCACGAGCCTGTGCAGTACAAACTGACTTCTCAATGTCACGGCGAAGCTCAAGACCTTTCAGAACTTTCTGATAGGCTGTCTCTTTGTCACGACCAGCTTTATCAACAGCATCCAGTGTGCCAGAAATCGCTGCATCTTTCTGTGAAATCTGCATGTAGTTTCCGAGACGAACAGTTGCGGTTGGTGTGTCGTAAGTAGCATCAGCACCTTCGTTCTGATAGTTAGTAGCGACAGCAGCAGCCAGTTCTTGTACTTGCCATTCAACAAATACGCCATTTCCTGTCTCTTTGCGGAGAGCAGAAAAGATTGGGGTTTCATCGGGGTCAATCCGAGTGATGACGTCAGCGAGGTCTTCACGCTCACCAACGGCAGTAGTAGTAGTATGTGTAGCCATAATATTTACCTATTTCTTTCCAAAAGATAATCCACAGCAGCATCTTTGCTGCCACTTTTCTTCAGGCGTTCAAAAGCCTGTGATTTGCGCTTTGCAGTTACTTCGGACTTAGGAGTAGGCTTGCCAGACTTAGTTACTTTCGGTGCTTTTCTTACCTTCTTCTGAGCTGCTGGAGCTTTAGCCATCAACTCGTCATAAAGATATGCCTTGCGGAGTGTCTCGATAGCGCGACTATCAGAGGCAGTTTGTAGTTCTTGCTCAGTAAAACCAATACGCTGTGCATACTGAATTACCTGTTGCTTTTCCCTAGTCGCTACTTCTTCATCACGCCACTCTGGAATACGCTCTAGTAAACGCTGTTGCTCTTGCGCGAGATGCTGCTGATGCGCTTGCATCATTTCTTGCTGCTTCTCTTGCTGTACCCGCATCTGCTCCTGCTGAACTTTAGCAAGATTTTCTTTGCGGTCACGAACCCCATCACGTTGCTTTACATATTCCAACGGGTCTTCCGCATAGAGCTTTTCCCAATATTCTTGAGTAGGCTCTTGCACTGTAAGCTGCTGAGACAAGACATTCAAAGCCTGTTCGTACTGCTCACGCTGTTGCGCGATAACTTGGCGTTCAGCTTCAGCTTGCTTT